GACTTGGACTCTTCACCATGTATCTGGTTGCGCTTGGATGTTGCCCAGCGGAATCCAGCATCACCGCCCCATAAGTCCCAGGCTACACGCCCGGCACTAGGGAAACCATCCTCACCAGCGTTGAATCCTTCAGCCTGCTTATCAACTTCATGACGGGAAAAGAAAGAATACATCCGGAGAATCGTATCCTCGGATAACTGCTCACCGTTTACAATCTGGTTTGCACGAGCGAGTCCTACCCGCGTCCCTCCATCAAAGCCCTCAGCCTTCCAATCAAGGGCACGTTGTGCCGCTTCCTTCATGCCGGATGTCGGGCGATACTTCATGTCGAATGAGCGGATCTCAGCAATAGGCGCATCGGTAGTCTGTACCGGGATTGCCTGTGGGTGTAGCTGTCCCTCATCCTGTGGCACGGCTTCAAGACCTGCAATGCGCTTTGCTTCCGCACGGTCAATGATGCCCGCCTTGTAAAGTTTCTCAGCACGATCGGCTTCCGCTGAAAGGTCATCAGCCAAAGCGCGAACACCTTCGAGGTCATACTGGATGTAGTCACCCTGCTGGGTCTCTGGATATTCTGGCAGGAGGTCAGCGGTAATGGCATCAGCCAAGACACGCAGGAGAGGAACCATGCCGTCTTCCCATGCTGCCTGCTGTGCCCTCTCAAAGTTGTTGTAGGTAGAACGCTCAAGACCAGCACCAAGACCCAAGACCATCGGGTTGAGGCCAAGGGCTGAACAGATACGCTCCTCAGGGACGCGTCTCACCGAATCCAAAGCAAGCTCAGACGGTGTCAGGCTTACCCTGTCCATCTTGTAGGCTCCGGTCATCACAACGATACCGCCTGAACCATCACCGCTTAGGTCTTCGTGTAACTGTCGCTTGACCTGCCGTGCATCATCCATGCTGATGTCTACGGTCTGGTCTTTGGCATCAGGGCCAACAATCAAAGACGGCATAGCCCCATTCGCTAACAGTCCCCATGCCGTGGTTGACGCGGTATTGTCGGTTGCAATCTCCCGCAAGACAGCGGTTACAGGGCTACGTCCAAGGCGGATATCGGAAGGCTCTCTGCCGTACCGGATGTGGATGATGTCGGATACCGGGATATCGAAAGACCTACCATCCGTTGTGTAGACATAATGGGTTAGCGGGTTGATGCCGTTACCGACAGGTCTAACCATGTCTTGTGGCAGGAACTGCAAAGCGGTCACCACACCACGGGTTGTGCTTCTAATCTTCCGGAGGTAGGTGTTGCCGAATAGTTTGTAGTCTTGAATCACCCAAGACCAGAACAACGAACCCATCACCATCGGATCAGGTTGCGCCATAAGAGCGATTACCGGATGGTCTTCTACTGGTTCTGCCTGCTGGCTGTCTACAGGGCGGTAGTACTTGACTGTGGCCTGTGGGTAGTTCCGGATGTACCAGTCGATCGCGCTTGCCACGATACCGTTAAGCCCAAGGTCTCCCGCTACTCTTGCCCAGTCTTTGGTGCTTCCTGGAAGCGCACGGCGCAGGAGTGTTTGCAGCTGACCGGAGCCATAGCCGGTTAGGTAGACATCACGGGACTGACTAAGCGGCAGTGGTAGTGCTTGTGTCGGGTTGGCTACGGCCTTGTTCCCCAAGAATCGGTCAAAGATACCCATGTGCCTAGTATCCCACAGGCAATAAAAAAGCCCCCTTGCGGGGGCCTGTCTGTTTAGTTGTAGTATCTACATCCTAGTGCGTTGACTTTATATGATTTACTTTCACTTTCAATCCATACAAACATTCCATCGATTTTGACTACGTAACCATGGACATGGAACCAGCCAACTTTTACCATTGCAAGCTGACCAAGCTTGGCTGGATTCTTAGGTGTTGGTGCAACGAACCCGGATGCTTTTGCTTTTGCACGGAGCGCAGCTAATCGTGCTTGCGCTTCTACTCTAGCTTGCTCATTGATCAGTTGTTCTTCTCTTGTAGTCATATCTCTCTATCTCCCTGCTTGATGTATATAATATACACTCTAAGTATATATACTGCAAGGATATAAGAGATATATTTTTAGACCGCTCCCCATCCTTTGCGCTGTCCGACCACCTGCCACGCGTATGCCATCGCGTCCACTACGTCATCATGCCGACCAACCGGGAAGGATAACAGTTCATCCTGCCAGTAAGGTGGCAGACCTTCAACGTGCACAACCTGCCCTTGCTCGTACCGAGCTTCCAGTGGCCCAAAGCGGGTTATCTTGTCACGGTCTGGTCTGATGCCCCGGATAGGCAGTTTTGTACGCCTCATGAGCTCTTGCACGACAGCGGCTTGATACTGCACTTGCTCAATGCCAATCATCACCGGATGCCACTTCTCAGCCATTGCCTCGATGAACCTAAGCACGGAAGCAAAGTCAGCACGGGTACGGTTGACATCTAGAACGTACAACGTCCCATCCTCACCACGGGACAAAGCAACCACGGCTGTGTAGTCTGCTTCCGCCTTGGTAGAGATAGCAAGGTCAACACCAAGGTAGACCGGCAAGCCTTCAGGGGCATCACCAAAGCGTAGCCACTCCCGCTTGATTCTGGCTCCAGCGGCATCAACGAACTCGGCTAGATATTCTTGCCGAAAAGCAATGCTAGGCAGTGATTCCCCCGCCTTGGCTACTTCGTCAGCATCTATCCAAGGGTTAGCGGTGGTAGGCATCTGCCATGCCATCCAGTCCGGATCTACACCGGCCATAGCGTGAAGGCTTTTGAAGTAGTTAGACCCTTTAGGAGTAGACAGAAAGAAAGCATCGCCCCGGTAGTCGGTGAGCGTTGGTCGGATTGCTTCAGTCCAGGCTTGCTCTAGATGCCTTGCCATGGCGGCTTCGTCAATGATGACCCGCTTGTACTTACGACCACGGGCTACCGTGCTAGGGTCATCAAGTGTCCAGTAGTCAATAGCAGCCCCGGTTATCAGTTCGATGCGTGGAGCAGGTGTCTGCACAGCTCGCCGAATCACAGGAGCGTATATCCGCTTATGGTCGTTGTACGCTTCCTCCAGCAACCGATACGTAGGCGCAAACCAAGCGCAAGGCAAACCATCTTTCAGCACTGGATCGGATAGCAGATTCCCGCCTAACGTTGTTTTTCCGAATCTTCGACCTACTCAGCCACAGGCGAGAACGTTATAGCGTCTCGCCTGTGCCATGATTACCTTTTGCCCTTCGTGAGGTCGAGGGAGAACCAATCGAATGTCAGGCATTGCCCGTGCTACCTAACCCGCCTGTGCGCTCATCTAGCGGTACATCTTCACCGGTGTAGTACTGCACAAAGACAACCTGAGCAATACGCTCATTCTTCTCTATCACCCAATCACCTTGCGTCCTGTTGTGCAGTAGCACCTTGATTGTGTCTCCGTAGTCAGCATCGATAATGCCGGGAGCGTTGGCAACAGCAAGACCACGCAAGGCTAACCCTGACCTAGAGCAAACCATGGCGCAGAGGTGCGGTGGAAAGATTGCAAGCGTCCCCGTGTCAATGCCTACGGTAGCACCAGCAGGGATGATGATGTCCAGCTGAGAGCGTAGATCGTACCCGGCAGAATGCTTGGTTGCCCTTGTGGGCTTCACCCCGTGAAACCTAATATCTGTCATGGCTTATCAGCGTACTCCACGATGACCTTGACCGGTGAACCGTCTGCGCCTGTCTGCTCTACCCTACTAGACCACTCGGCTTTGTGCTTACGTTCAAGCCACCATGCAGCCGCCTGCCAAGTGCTATCAGCTGCCTTTTGGATGATAGCCACGTTGCGTACCTCGGCATCGCCTTCTGCTTTCTTTATAGAATCCGAGAAGTCCGGAATGTCCTTGAGCCAGACGGCAAATGTATCCTCAGAAATGCCAGCGTAGGCGCAGGATGCTCTGCGTGTATTCCCTGCCCTCAGAGCCTGTGTAATGCGCTGTACTACGTCTTCGTTGTACTTGTATGGCTTACCCTTCACTTAGCACCGCCTTCTGCCCTGTGGCGTTTTCCCATCGCTGAATAATGACATCGCAATATTTAGGGCTGATTTCCATCCCGTAGCATTTGCGCCCTAACTGCTCGGAAGCAATGAGCGTAGTACCTGAACCAAGAAATGGATCGTATATAGTTTTTGGTTCATCGCATAACTCAATACACCAAGTCATTAAGGCAACTGGTTTTTGTGTTGGATGGTGTCGTTCCTCACGATTTGATTTAGACCTTGAATATGTGAATACACGAGCCGCTTTTCTTTCTGACCTCCAAGCAAGCTCACAATCTGCTAATGAAAAATCGCGTTGTCCTTTATCCCAAACAAGCCAGCCCATACTTGGAGTCAAATAATCAGTGAAGTAATTACCGCCCCAGATTATCTGTTCAGACGTTACTGACAATGTTTGCTGTATTGTTTCTTGCCTTGGTCTTTCTTTATCCCATTCGGTTTTTTCTCGTAGCGTCCATCCGTGTCCTTCAAAGTGCTGCCTGTCCGCATTGATTCCGTACGGCGGGTCAGTCAAAAGTAAATCTATAGAATCGCCGTTGATTAGCCGTGTAACGTCTTCCGTAGTTGCACAATCACCGCAAAGCAAACGATGCCTACCAAGAATCCAAAGGTCTCCCGGCTTGCATCGTGTCTCGACTTCCTCCGGCACTTCGTCTGGATCGGTTAGTAACTCGGCAGGCTCAGTCATATCCGCCAGTTCATCAATCAAAGCATCAAGGTCAGCTGCGCCGTACCCTGTACCTTCCAAGCCTATAGGCGTGTTGGCAAGCTCAGCAAGGATGTCGGTAATCTTGGTCGTGTCATCTTGCCCGATACGGGTAGTCCGGTTGTCAACTACAAGAATGCGTAGCTCTTCTTCGAGTGTAACGTCAACCCATTGAACAGGTACGGTTTCCCATCCTAGAGCCTTGGCAGCCATGACCCTATGATTTCCCGCTAAGATGTGCTTAGTAGCCGTGTTGACCACCACAGAGCCGTACCAGCCATTGACTGCTAGCGACTTCTTGATGGCTTCTACATCACCGTGGTTAGCGTTTCTTGGGTGGTGCTTGAGCAGGTCTATAGAAACCTGCTCAATCCCCTTGTTGATTACTCTACTTGCCATTCCATCCCGCCTCGATTTTCTCTTGTGTGATTTTGATAACGGCAGCCTTCATCCGGTCTTCGTCAATCCCGTGAGCCTTAGCCCTGCGCTTCACATCGTTGTATAGCCACCTTGTATACATCTCGTTGTATACCGCCAAGCATCCAGCACCGAGCAGGACACCGAGAGTAAAAAGAATCATTTGGCTACCTCCCCGGTTCTTGGGTCAAGCCTGACAACATCCCAGTCATTCGCAAAAAGGTCACCGGGTGAAAGGCTCAGTTCTTCCAACTGCGTCACCCTTCCCCCTGCACCATGAAGCTCGAAAGCGTTCCACAGTTCGGAGTATCGCAGGAAAGCCCCGCACCACTCATCACGCCTTACAGCGTTGCCACCACCAGCCATCAAGGCTTGTATCACTTCTCCAAATCTCATCCTATTGCTCCCATCGTGATTGGCAGATGCTCAACCATCAAAGCCTTGATGGACTCTGCAATCTGCCTATGTTCCAGCTGCGTATCTTCTTGCGTCCTAAGCTGCACGTAATGGATCCAAGACCTAACCGTACCGCTCATATACATGGTGGTTGGAGTGCAAAGCGGTAGCACCATTCGTGCCGTCTCCGCAGCAATGCCGGCTTTGATAAGACCGGTATATGCTTCATTGGCATCCCGCACTGCCCGCTGTGCATCCTTGATGCGCTCCTGCTGTTCTTCGGTCAACTCTTTCCATTCTGGCAACAGTTGGGAAGATTGGCGGTTAGATGTACCAGCCAGCCGCATATCGCTCAGGTTAGCCATTGTGTGAACCTGTGCATACCTTTGGCTGAACTCTTGAAAACTAAAGGAACGATGTCTAAGAATCTGCGGAGCGATAGCCCGGGTTGTCTTTATCTCTACGCACATAGAAGCCATCTCAAAGATTGACCAATGCCCATGCTTGATGCAGTAAGACAACAACCGGGATACATCAGGGTTGTCCTGGTTCTTAGGGTTGCTTACCCTAGCGCAGTACCCGATGACTTTCTCCGCATCCGGTGTAATCCAGATAAGTTTTGTCATGGTTGATAAATCTCCCAGTCAATAGCCAAGACATCAGCGGATCCGAATGACGCAACCCGGCTGTATCTGCGGTTACCTGCACCATCAATCAGGTACAGGCATATCTTGCCCTCTACGAGTTCCAGGAACCAACTGGCCGCGTGTCTTCTTACCGCCTGTCCAGCCCTGAGACGTTCAAGGGCAGCCGAAAAGGAGCCACCCGCCATTGTCATCCGTTTGGCATCCTCTTCTTTGACCTGTTCGATTTGCCTTACAGCCAGCCAACCTTTGACGGTGCTGTAGTTGTAGCCGATGGTCTTGGATGCTTGCGCTTGAGGCATCCCCATTGCTACCAGCTCGTCAAACCGCTCTAACAGAATCCTGCGCTTTGCGATGCCATAGGCAACGCTCTCACTTGGTCTCGGCATTGAGTCCCTCCGCTTCTTGTGCTATCCGATCAGCAAAGGCAACATCCCTGGTGATGGCATAAGCCAAGTACCAGAGTGCCTTGATGCTATCGGCGTTAGATGTTCCCTTGTGTGGCATCCGTTGGATGTACTTGAGGACATTACCCGTGGCAAAGTCCAGCCCCCAGTCGTCTATAACGCTGAGGGCCTGAATACTTGATGTCCGGTAGTGTCCGGTCATACCAGCTGTACGCTCTGTGACATCATCTTGTCGATTTCGTAGGCTACTGCCCAGATGTCTGCAATCACGTCGGCAGGCTTGAGGCTTCCAACCCAGTATGGATTCTGGACAGCGTAGCCCATGCTGTTGCAGTCGTAAATACCAGCATCATCGCCAGTGAGGGCTATCATCAAGTGCAGCTCACCCTTGGACATATGAATCTCAGAATGATCACTTGATACCTGAATATGAAGCGGTACATCGATGACTGCAAAAGGGTCAGTGCTTCGATTGATAGCACGTTCTGCCATCTCTTTGATGGCTTCGGCGAGGCTCTGATTAGTTTGTTTCATTGTCTTATCTCCCAAGGTTGGACAGGAGCGTTAGCCCCTGTCCTTTTCAAGTTATCCGTGTTTATGCATCTTCAAACGGGTCAGAAATATCTTCTGTCGGCACTGCTTTGCGGAGTGGCTTTGTAGCTGCCACTTTCACAGGCTTTACGGTTTCGATGATGTTGGTAAGTTCACCGTTCATCTTTTGACGGGTTCCTACCACCACCTGCCATGGCTTGGCTTTGAGTCCATCAATGTCAAGTGTCTGGAACTGTTGAGCCGTCATCCGACCAACCATAGAATCAAGCAGAATAGTCAGCTTAGACTTTTCGTTGCCGTAGTAGGTCTTGGTGTACATGATGAAGCGGAAAGGTTGACCGTCATCATCGCCAACCTCTGTGGTCTCGTAGACCCATTTGAAGTTAGGCTCCAGGACGTTTGGATCATCGAATGATTTGTTCTGAACCAGTTCGCAATCAATCAGCGCACAGGCATAGATACCTGCTTCTGCCACGCTGTACTTTTTACCGCTACCTTCGGAAAACTTTCCGTGCTGTGCAAAGAATCCCATTTTTACTCCTTGAGCCATTGGCTCTACTGTTGGCCCGATTGCCACACAGAATATATACCGCAAGGGTATCAACTGTCAAACATTATTTTTAGCGGTACAAAGTTGCCGCCTCCACCGAATAATGGGCATCGGTATGCCCACCTTATGTGGGCGGTACCGATTGCCCATAGGGGGTTTCAAAGGGGGATTTATCCTAACGGTACAAGAGTACAACTCTTAAGTGTACTGATTTTTGTACCGTTCTTTTTAGCCTACTTTTACCCATGGACTCCGAGAATATTTCGGGTCTACTTTTCGTATCAATCCCATGTCCCGCATAGAGTCTAAGAACTTCAATGCGACCTGCTTATTGTTGCCAATCACCGATGCAAGAGCGTTGCTGGACATTGTTTGATTCTGATCTAGAGCGTCCAAGACACGCTCAATGTACTGCTGTTCACGCTCTGCCTCAGCACCGCCTACGCAGTGTTGTAGCTGCATCATTCCATTGTCATGGGTGACTATCTTGTATGACAGCTCTACAAAGTCCTCTTCGCCTATGTGCCGTTGCTTTGTCGTCTTTAGCGTATAGATGCCATCCTTGTGTTCTACCGTTGCCACAAGGTCAGCCTGAGCCGCAATCTCTCCAGCACCACGCATAGCCTCATGAGCCACTGGCCCTGCGTGTATGCCCTTCTTGTGATGGTGTAGGGCTATGATGGCAGCACCGCTTTCATTGATACCTTTCATCCGATCATAGAGTTTCGCCATGTCCGTGTTGCTGTTTTCATCGTAACCATGGACACGCACGAATGTGTCCAGGATTACAATGGAAATGTCGTTGTCTTTGACATACTGCACTATCTCAGCAAGGTGGTCTGAGTTGTCAAGCTTGACCATCTGCTTTTGCATGATGTGGACATTCTCAGCACCATTAGCGCAGAGCTTGAAAAAGCGTTGCCAGAATCTGCCGAGACCCATCTCTTCGTTAATATACAAAACCTTGCACTGAGTTACAGGTAGACAACCAAACCAGTCCGACCCATCAAGGCAAGCCCTAACGAGATCCACGGCAATCCAAGATTTACCGCCACCCGGAGGCGCAGTAATGAAGTGCATACCACCTCGTGTGATTAGGTTCTCAACCAACCACTGAGCATCCTCGGCATTGGCGGCAGCATCGCAGAACTGTTGCCACGTTAGAAACTCTAGTTTGCGCTTAGGTTCTACCTTTTTCTCCAGTTCCTCCCGGAGCATGGCGGGTGTTAGTTCCGGCTTATCGCTGTCCTTCCAATCAACCCAAGCACGTCCAGCCTTAGCGGCTACCTCCCAGTCTTGTAGCGGTGGATCGCAATACTCACGGTTCCACCAAAGTGCAGCTGGATAGGCTGAGTCGTAATCAATGCGGGTAGAGCGCAAGTAGCCTATATAAGCGGTTAGAGCGTTATCCCTGCCACCGTATGGGCCACCCCCTTCCGGGTGCTTCTGGTAAAGCTTTGCAAGCGTTCCATCACCATCAGGTTCACCGGGTTGCCTTTGCTTCCGCTCAGGCTTAGGGTCTGGAATATCTGGTATGTCCCAGATGTTGAAGGGTTTATTTTCTTCCAAAGTAGTACTCCAAAATCTCCGGCAGGTCAGCGCGGACGATATTCAATCGGTATTCCCAGCGTGAATCTTGTTTAAACGCTAAACACGCTTCCTCAGCCTCAAGCATAAACACATCTAGCAGGTCGGTTATCCTACCGCTTGCATGGCGTATCCGGGGTTCAGCCCTTCCGAGCTGCCCTTGCTTTGCGGAAGCCAGCAGAGCATCAAGCCGCGCATCACCAAGGTGTTGAACTATCAAGGATTCCTTGTAGGTTGGTTTGATGCCTCCGCCCTTTAAAAGCAAAACTGCTTTAGGGTTATCTGGCTCCTTCCAGTTGAGCGTCCCTGGAACCCTCAATATCCGGTCAACATTACCCACTGGATCAGTGCCAAGGATGATGGAGTTTTGCCAAGACCGAATCTTTGTCTCTATGGCTGTTCGGTCTCTGGTGTTCTTGACATTGGCAACACTGCCGAGCATCTTGTAACCGTGCCAACCGTTGCCAGTGCTAACCACGATGTCGCAGCTGTCAAGTAATTCTTTACTACTGCCCGGCACTTTTCCGTCAAGGTCAATCCACACTGCCCCAACCTGCTCGATGGAATCTTTGCCGAGCTTGCGCCCCGGCCCTTCAGGAGCAACGCGGGGACAGACACCGACATAGACATCATAACCACGAATCGCAAGACTGATGATGTGCTGGGTCAGGGCTTGACCTTCTTCACCCTTCAGGCAATGCGGAAGCCTGTAAGTGGTTCGGTTAGCGTGTGGCTTGACCTTAGACAGAGGTCTGATTTCGATGAAGCCGTCAGAGTACGGTTTGAATAGATGCCGGAGAAAGGCGATAGCCTGACCCGCATCCGTGGCAAGAGTTGCCATGGGTGATACCTAGTTTTCCTTCAAGATACCTTCCTCAGGGAACCCCCGGTAGCTACTCCGGGGGCTGGCAAAGCCAAACCTTGAAGGATAGGTTCACTCACATTATACATCAGTCAGTGCAGTTGCACTCGAATAGGTCATCCTCGGTAAAATCAAAACCCTGCTGGCTGGTTGCCATGTCTAAGAGTTGCCGATATGGCGCACGGTCACGTCTGAATGGTTGCCCCTTGGCTTCTTCCATACGAATCCAAAAGTCTGCTTGCTTAGGGTCTTCGGCGATGATTCGCAGTATCTTAGGCGTTGACTTTAGGAAGCAACAAACACAGTTACCGTAGGAGTTATCCTTGTATGGCAAATCTAAATCAAACGGCATCGATGCCCAGAAATCCAAGACATCCTTCAAGCTATGCCCAGCGTGATACATCGGGCAAAGAATCTCACGGTTGCCGTCTGATTTAAGTCTGTGTACCCGGCGTGGTTCATCTGCTCGTAGTCCGATCAAGTCTGTCCAAGTGCGCCAGCCGGTTGATTCTTTGATGTACTTTGCAATCGGTCTTATCTTTGTTTCAGCCGTGCAGTATCTACTAACAACGTTTGGCGGAATAGGACGCTTTGTAATGATGGCTTCCATTGGTTCGCCGTTGCGGGATGCAGTCTGGTAGTCAACTACCCTGTAGGTGTTTTTACCTTCTTCGGAGTTGACGTATTCAATCCATGTGACAGGTGTAATATTGTCCGATACAGCTTGAACAAAGTCTAATGTAGCTGAATGTTCAAGCCCAGTATTTGCAAAGCACACTTTGACGTAATCAGGCAGAGTGCCACCGTGAGCTTGGATTATCTGCCAGAGCATAAAGCCCGATGTACGGCCACCTGAGAAACTCACCACTTGCGGTTCGGTTATAAAATATGGATTCATAAA